CACCGAGCAGTGGATCTTCACGGGCGGCAGGTTAAGCTCCTGCACGATGTCGGTGTTCTTGATCTTTTTCGCTTCCTGCAGGGTCTTGCCCTTCAGCCATTCAGTTGCAAGGCTTGAGCTTGCGATGGCCGAGCCGCAGCCGAATGTCTTGAATCGGGCATCGACGATGCGGTCCTGCTCCACCTTGATCTGTAACTTCATAACGTCACCGCACTCCGGTGCGCCCACGATCCCAGTGCCGACGTCCTCATCTTCCTTCTTGAAGGACCCCATGTTCCTGGGGTTGTTGAAATGATCGAGCACCTTGTCGCTGTAAGCCATAGCTGATTTTTCTTTCTACATGTCTTATGTATGATGTGGGGTTCTTCGCTAGTCTCTATGTCTTGGTTATAGCTGTGGTATTGATTATCACTCTGATTATGTTGGTGATTTCCAAATAAAAAGGGGAGCCGAAGCCCCCCTTTCCATGATTGCTTGATGCAGCAAGATTACATCAAGTTGGCAATCTTGAAGGCCCTGTAATACATATTGGTCATCGCATTGATCGTCCCCTCGCCCTGTGTCGTTCCTTCCGCAAACGGGTTGTTCACAAGACCGTAACGTGTCTTGAACCCGATCTTCGGTTGGAATGTGGACGTATCAACTGCACGAACCATCTGGAGTGGCACGTAGGGGCAATAGAACAGCCCTGCATCATAAGCATTGCTGCCCTTATAACCCACTACGGCAAACTCAGAGGTATTCGAGGTAGCGAAGTACGGATCAATGTATACCTTGAACCGTCCGAGCAATGTACCCGCGAAGGTATTGCCCGTATCGTCCACTGCGAGATTGACGTTATCCTTCATGGCAGAAGAGTAATCGAGAATGCCGTATGTCGCCAAGGCAGAGGCCACGTCACTGGAGACGATGACCACATTACCCTTGCCCCGACGTGTATCCTTGGCAATTCGATTGGCTTCACGCTCAATCTGGAACACAAGGCCCTTCACCTTCTCTGCCATCCACCGACCGTTTGAATCGGTATCGAGATCGAAGGTACCCACTGTCGATGTCCCTGTCTGACACCCCACCTTAGAAGTGTAGTAAATCTTACGCAACACTTCGCGGTTGATTTCAGCCAAGATTTCCGCAGAGAGAATATTCGACAATTCTGACTCAGCATCCAGACCATGCACAGCCTTCAGGTCTTGAGCCAATTCCATCGTGTATTCAGCCTTGAGGGCGCGAGTCTTTGCAGTCACCGTCACCTTCTCAATGTTGAATGCCATTTCACCCCAGCTCGTTCCCGACAAGCCTTCTGCTGTGGCTGTGGTCATTCCTGAACCCGTGGACACTGTGGAGGCAAACACGTTCCCACTACCCAGGGCTGTATTCGCAGCCATTGTGATATCAGTCTGTGAGCCTGTGCCCGCCCAGGCCGTATTCGCTTCATTATAGAGAGCTTCCCCTATACGCGCGGTGGCATTGGCGTAGTTGCTCCGCATGGCGAAAATCAGGCCAGTCGGACCACTCATTGGCTGGACGCCGCACACGTCATACGCAATCAGGTTCGGCAAGGAACGCCGAATCAAGCTGATAAGAATCGGATCAAAACCAGCCATCGGGCCTGTTGAAGTCGCGGTGCCTGTCAAGCCACCACCCGTCGCGTTGACTGGAGCAGCTTCACTCAACACTTGGCCCTCTTCCTTCTGGGCCCGAAGCATATTCTCCAAGATCACCGCGGTGACGGCTCGGCGATGACGATCCTTAATCGGCGGCAAGGCCTTGTGATCTAGAACCCCGCCCCACTTTTCCTCTAGTTTCTCTGTTAAGTACATTTCGTTATCTCCTCTGTTAATTCGACGTTGATTGTTACTGCCTCATTCCTCGATCTAGTGCGGCAGCAACGGCCTTTACTTGAGTATCGAAGATTTTCTTTTCCTCTGCTGTCTCCTCAATTTGTTCTGTGAGTTGTTCAGCTTGCACAGCCTTCTTCTCCGCAGATAGAAAATAGTTTTGACGCAAGCCCTGAATCTGCTTGCGAAACTCTTCCTCTCCAGAAAATTCAACTCTCTCTGCGAGAGTGCGAATTTTTTCTTTCTGCGTGTCCGTGAGGCCATCCGACACGGACTCGACGATCTGACCGCGTGTCACGGTCTGCATCTGAGAATTGATTTCAATGTTCCGAGCCAAGGAGTCATTAAGGTCACGTTGCAGAGTTTCCACCTTCTCTGTCAACTCCTTCATGACATCAATCTTATCCTCAGGAATGTCAATGTAATGTTCAGCAAAGAGGGTTTTCATGCCAGCGATGAAATCCTCTGTAATCTCAGTGCGAAGGCCAGTCTGAATGGCCACTTCATTTTGCTTCATCCATTCCTCGACAACATAGGCCAAGAAATTATCTGTTCGCTCAGCCAAGGACGTGGTGATTTCTTCTGTTAGTTCCTTGAGCTTGGCTACATACTTCGCTTCGATTTTCTCAGTAATCTGTGCGATCTTATCCTGAACGCGAGCTTCGTAAATCGTGGCGACCTTCGAGCGGAAGTCCTCAGACAAATTCTTCTCTGAGGCGAGAATGGCATTAACATCTTCCTTTATCTTTTCCTTCTCGTCCTTTTTGTCCTTCTCGTCCTCCTCGTCCTCCTCGTCCTCGTCCTCTGTGAGATCGTCCTCGTCTTCCTTCTCGTCATCTGTGAGATCATCCTCGTCTTTCTTCTTGTCCTTCGCCTCAACCTCTTCTTTCTTCAATCCACCAAAATCCTTGACCACTTCGGGCTCTTCGGCCTTCTGAAGCGGCTCGGCTGCGACATTGGGAGACTTGCCAGGAGCAGTGGCTTTCTTGGTATTCTTTGCCACTGGTGCGCTATCAGGAATACGCTCCATGGGCGTCACTCCCCCCAAATCTTCTGGGGCCTCAGTCTTGTGCATTTCCTCTTTGGGTGCGCGGGACTGAGAACCACTGAGAACCTCTGCTGCGGCTTCTAACAATGTTTTCATAACAGTCTCCTCAATTAAGATAGAACAGCCTAACAATAGTATTTATATTTTTTGAAACGTCTCTCAGCGTTATTACCGAGAAATTCGTCTCAAAAAATTCTCAAAGAGTTGAAGGGCCGTGGCTTCAATCTCTCTTGACGATGCCTTCCGAACTTGACGCTGCGCCCGTGCAATATCCTGCTCCATATACTTACCATTCACAAACACCCACTCCCGATTCTCCATGAGTCCCGACACCCAGGCTCCTGGTGCCGATGGATCAGCCACAATATCCACAGTGGCCAATTTGAAATCGTCCTGCACTTGCTTGACTCCATTAACCTCGGCTAATGAGCCAATGCCACGTGAGGATACGCCCAGTTTAATTCCCTCATCGATAAAACTCTTGGTGATCTGACCATTCGGCGTGGGAAGAATCTTAGCTTTTCCCACAATGTTATTCCCATCAAAATGCAACTCAGTAATCAGATGGGAGACCTTATCGAGATTGATTGTGGGTGTATCGGGATGACCCAGTTCGCCCAGGGCGCGGCGATCCTGAATCAATTGTTGAAAATTGACAAGTTCGACTTCCAAGATCGACTTGGGATACACACGACCATTTCGATTCTTTTCCTCGGCTTGCATGAACACGCCCGAGATATAGTAATTCTTGGACCCTGTCTCGGTGCGCTCGACCAAGACTTGTGTGTCGTTGCCTGCGTGATATTCCGTTAACAGTTTCATACTTACTCCTTACACTGGATTCGTGTAGGTAACTTCCTTCGTACATTCCAGGACGCAACTACCATCGCCCGTAATCGTGACCACCACATTCGCTGTGCCACTATTCGCAACACTCACACCACTATCAGCAAATAACATGAAGCCGCTATCGTACAATGACAACACAGTAGTGGCACCACGAGCAATACTGATATTGTTATTGGTACTCCACCAGACACGAGAAATAGCAACCGAGGTGACCGTTTCATTGCTTGCATTGGCAGTCACAAACGCGGAGGGAACCACAGTGACAGTACCTGCACCCACCACACGGAGAACAGATCGACCTCGAAGTTTATTCAACAGTTCATACGCCATAGTAGTTTGTCCTTATGTTATCGAATACCCATTGCCTTGCGTTTTCGTAAACTGAACTTACGCTTTCTGAGAATCGTCTGCATCTTTGCCTGTCGCTTCCGTGCCGCTTTGCGAGCCTTCAACTTCATCTTGATTCGCCGTGACGCGGGAATTCGAGTCAAACGACCAGCTTTTAAGGTGAATCCCTTGATCGCGGACCTACGAATATTTCGCTGAACTTGCCCTTTCCGAATACGCCGACGAATCAGGAGTGTTCGTCCACGCTTCAGGACATCACCTTCGCACAGGACCTGACCCAGAACTTCACGTTCTTCTTGAAGTTTCTGAGCTACACGATTTGCCATCTCTTGTTGAAAGAGTAATTTGGCTTCCGTGAGATTACCCACAATCAGGGCCTGGACGAGTTTAGACATCAACGACATTATCTCCTTCGGTATAGGGAATCGACAAATACCGATCTAGCTTTTCGTTATAGTACAAGGCCACTTTCGTCTGATCGGGATACTGACGAAATGCTTTTCTCCGAAACAGTAAAATTGTCGGTGGCTGACCAGGAACTAAATGGCCAAAATCATCAGCACCTGTATGCTCGGTCTGCAAGGTCCGCTTCATCAATTGCGTAATGTTTTGATGATCGGTCACCACCTGCAAGAGCTTTTCTAAAATAGCCAACAAGACCGTTCGATCTTGTAGAGTGAGTGTTTCTTGATTCAGGAGCTTCAGAACAACTCGATTGACCTTGGCTAATTGATGCGAATCATAGAGTCCCGCACGAACTAGCACCCCCAACTTTTGCATCTGCTTTTTCTGTTCAGCAGAATCACTCATTTCCCCTATAGCTTCTCGAAGCATCTCTAGTGTTTTCATGAGCCTAGCCTTCCATTGGTGAATGTTCCACACCCTTAAAAATATCCCTTGCGAGTGTTTGTTTTCTTTGATCCAGTGCATCTATCATCATGCTACCAAGGCGATCATGAATCTGCTCAGTGGCCTGGACTAAATCGTTTTGTATCACTGATTGAACAATATCAGAAGAATTCATACGTCACCTCTTGTTAGTATTTATAACAATTCACTTGTTCTGATTACTTCAAACCCTTCTTATACTTCTCGACTTCTTGATCTAAATCAGGCGTCAGACTTTTGTTTTCCTTAGCCGCTTCTTGTTCTGGATCAGGGGTCGGACCACCTTGATCGGGTTCTTGGGGAGCTGCCCCCGTATCGATGGGTTGACCAGGCATCGGGGCACCTTGGGATTGTGCAGCGAGCGAGGCTTGGGTGTCACCATTCGCTTGAATCTCCTTGTCTATTTGTGCGATTTCGTCCTCAGTCAATTGCAAAACATGCCGTTTAACCCAGGCCGTGGAATAATACTTACCCACAAATGGATCAATGGATGCAGCTAATTGAATGCGACTCTGAAGGAGATCGGCATCCCGCAATTCAAAAAACTGATTGTCTGAGGCGAAATCATAGGTAATGTTTTGCTTAAGTTCGAGCCATTCTTCTTTGCTACAAATACCCTTGAGCGAACATTGTACTTTCAGGGCCTCATCAAACATCACCGTGAACTTTTTTCGGAGTCGTTGAATGAACTTGAAAAATTTGACCTCATCACGAGTAATCTCAGTGGTGCGGCCTAATCCCATCAATCCACCGCCCTGTGAATCTTCCATACGAGAGACAGGCACATTCAATGATTGATAGAGCTTCTTGCGGAAATAGACCACATCCTCAATTTGTCCCAGATTTTGACCTGGGGGAAGGGTACTGATCTCAGTTCCTTTGCTCCCCTCGCGGCGGGGCAAAAAGAAGTCTTCCAGCATACTCAAATGCCTTCTTTGATCTTCTAACTCTCCAGTGGCCGCATTGTACACCAACTTGTTCCGATACTTCACCATGATATCCTGAATATACTGTTCAGCCTTGTGCTTGGGCAAATTACCGACATCGATATAAAACACTCTCCGCTCAGGGGCACGGCTTAACCGATAAATGACCACCGCATCTTCGATCATTCGCAATTGATTCAGTGGCTTGATGGCTTTGTGCAAATGACCAATGACCATCACTGATTTAGCATCGAGCAGACCACTGGGTGCA